ATGGAACGGATGCGGCTCTTTTGATGCGCGAATATGGGTGCGTGCTCGATGAGTGGCAAAGTAGCGTAATTGATTGTTGGCTCGGGAGAGATGAAAACGGTCAGTACAACGTTACATCCGCAGGGCTCACGCTACCACGTCAGAACGGCAAGAACGTGTGCCTTGAGGCACGTGAGTTTTTCGGACTTGTCGTGAACGGTGAGAAGATTCTGCACACGGCACACCAAGTAAGGACCGCTAAAAAGTCATTCAGACGCCTTGCAGCCATGTTTACAGACAAACGGCATCCCGAAGTAACTGACATTGTGAAACAGATTCGTTACACCAACGGAGAAGAGTGTATAGAACTTGACAACGGCGGTGTTATCGAATTTTCCGCAAGATCAAGGCAGGCGGCAAGAGGTTTCGACGGCATAAGCCTTGTTGTGTATGACGAAGCGCAAGAGCTGACAGACGACCAGGTAGAGGCTATTATGGCGACTCTGTCAGCGTCGGCAACGGGCACACGGCAGCTCATATATACGGGGACTCCGCCTTATCCGGGCTGTCCGGGGGACGTATTTCGCCGCAGGAGAGCCGTTTGTACAACTGAAGCTGGAAAGCACGACAGCTGGCACGAATGGAGCGTGGAGGCCGATTCTATAGACGACATCAATATCGCAGACACGTCGCTGTGGTACATGACTAATCCCGCTTTAGGGATTCGCTTGTCTGAGGACTTTACTCTTGAAGAGATGCGGACGCAGTCGGCGGACGGATTCGCAAGGGAGAGACTCGGATGGTGGTCACCTGAAGTGAAACATGAGGCCGAGTACGCGATCCCGCAGGAGATCTGGGACGCGTGTAGTTCGGATCAGGGCAAGCCGGAGGGCAAAACTGCATACGGCGTGAAGTTTTCATTCGATGGGTCAACGGTCGCTCTATGCGGAGCGGTCATACCGAAAGAGGGACCCGCAAGGATATCACTGATAGAGATTCAGCCAACTGGACACGGAATAAGGTGGTTAGCTGAATGGCTGAATGCAAGATATAAAAAGGCTTGTTGTGTGGTCATAGACGGCAGAAACGGCGTTGACGTGCTTGTTGAGCAGATATCGGGCACTTGGAAATTCAGAGGCTCGGTCATAAGACCAACAGCAAGAGACATAATCGCGTCTGTAAGCACTTTAACGGACGCACTCAATGAGCAGACCGTCACATGGTTTGATAAGCAGGAAATATTAAGAGAGAGCGCTATAACGGCAATAAAAAGGCCGATAGGCGGAGGATGGGCGTTCGGAGGCGACAACTCCGCCGCTATAGAGGCGTGTGCGCTTGCGTTATGGGGCGCACGAAACAGCAAACGAGATCCAAATAGGGAAATGAGGATTGGTTAGATGGAATTATTAATTGCACCGCAGAACATAATCGGACTTGGAGCAAGAGAGCAGGAAATACTTGACAAGCTCCTGACAGTCTATCAGAATGCGACGTCAAAAAACGAAATCAAGGATAGGTATTACGAGGGCAAAATCCCACTCAGCGAAGTCAATCTCGGAATAGCACTCCCGAATGGTATGAGCGGACTTGAAATCGGATGCGCGTGGGGCGCAAAGACTGTCGATGTACTTGCAAGCCGTTCGATGTTTGACGGATTCGTTGGGGAAAACGGTGAAGAGGTCGAAGAGCTGACAAGGATAGTCAGAAACAACAATCTTTTGGCTGAATATCCGAAAGCGTGCCGTGATGAGCTCAAAATCGGATGCTCATTCGCAACGCTGTCATTCGACAAAAAGATTCGTTGTCGCATCAGATTCCATTCAGCGAAATCAGCGGCGGCCGTATGGGACGGCGAAAAAGGGCGCATAGCATACGGATTCGCTATCACCGACACGGCACCGAGTAACGACGATGAGACTGTATGGGAACCGTCAATGCTGAACCTTTACACGGATGATGCGATATGGGTGCTCAAAAGGGATGATCAGATATGGAGAGCGGAAAAGCATCCGCATAAGATGGGTAGGCCATTGATGGAGCCGCTTATCTATAATCCGACAAGCTCAAAGCCGTTCGGACAGTCAAGGATAAAAGAGCCGATTAGACGGCTCATACAGGGCTATGTGAGAACTATCGCAAACGCAACGATAGGGCTTGAGTTTTCCACAGCTCCGCAGAAATATCTGCTTGGACTCACAGACGACCAGTATGACAAAGTCGTAAATCAGAAGTTCAAGCAGTACGTCGGAAGTATTCTTGCATCAACGGTCAATCCTGAAACAGGAGAAAAGCCGTCGTTCGGACAGCTCCCGCAGGGAAGTATCGCACCGCACGTCGAGATGCTGCGGATCTTGTCTACACAGTTCAGTGCAGCGACCGGACTGACAGTCACCGATACAGGCGTGGTCAATGATGCGAACCCGACAAGCTCAGACGCAATACTTGCACAGTCGCAGACACTTGTCTCGATGGCTGAGCAACTCAATGAGCGCAACGGCGATTCACTGAGAACCATCGGTATGATGGCGCTTGCGATCGCTAACGATACGACTCTTGAAGCACTGACAGAGACTCAGCAGAGCATCGTGGCACACTTCAAGAACCCGGCAATGCCGTCCGTGGCGGTCACAGCAGATGCGGCTATCAAGATAGCGTCAGCACGTCAGGAATTTGCGGGCACAGACACATTCCTTGAAATGATTGGATTCGACCAGGCAGATATCAGACGTATCAAAGCACAGGAACAACGCGTGAGAGGAATGCAGGTGCTTAACGAAGTAGGTGAATAATGGCACAGATAACGAGGAAAGAGTGGGACGGATATGTTGCCCTGCTCAGACGCCTTAACGACAGAGCATCTTCAGAGATGCGCTCGATGTTGTTTGCGCTCAAAGCGCGTTACGATGCCGGAGAGATCAGCGCGAACGTATTTCGGCAGACTCTTATAGAGTACGGCTTTGCCCTTGCAACAAAGTATGGAGAGGGCGCGGCGGCGGCGGCTTGCGATATGTACGACGCTATATCAGCGGTACAAGGTGCGACAGTTCCGGCGGCGGTTCCAGCTGAAACGGCAACAATAGCCGAAGTAGCAAAGACCGTGAACGGAACGCTGAAAACGGGCAACGCGGATATCGTGGCACAGGCAGTCGGGAGGCTGGTGAAGCAGGCAGCTGCGGACACTACACTCCTGAACGCGAAGCGCGACGGAGCGTATTTCGCATGGGTCGCACACGGAGATACTTGCGCTTATTGCCTTGCACTTGCGGGCATAGGCTGGCAAAAAGCGGGCAAACGCACACTTGAGGGCGGACACGCTGAGCATATCCACTCAAATTGCGATTGTGAATATGCGATAGATCATAAAGGAGACCTTGAGATAGAGGGATATGAACCGTCAGCCATCAATGAAATGATATTGGAAATGACCGATGATGAATGGAGCGCAGACGACATACTCAGAATGTCAGGGCACAACGCTAAAGGGCATGACCACGACGCATTAAACACTATCAGACGCAAGTTTTACGACAAGAATAAGGAAGTTATCAACGATCAGAAACGGAGCGCATACGCCAAAAGAATTGAGCGTAACAGCTCCGCCGCTGAAGAGATAAACGTTGATTAGAGGGCCAATAAGGGCCCTTTTTTCATACAACATGGCAACTCGTGCCTTAAACGAGGTTTTCACTCACAGGAGGTAAGAAATGGAAACTGGAATCCAGACAAACCAGGAAGTTAACACTCAGACCGCAGAAGAACCAAAACAGGAAGTATTCACTCAGGAAGATGTAAACCGCATCGTCGCAAAAAGAGTCGCTAAATATTCGGATTACGAAGCCCTTAAAGAAAAAGCGGCTAAATACGATGAAGCAGAAGAGGCGAATAAGTCCGAACTTCAAAAGGCCACTGAAAGAGCGGACAGCCTGCAAGCAGAGCTTAATGCTATGAAGAGCGCTGAGCAACTGAGGACACTGCGCGAAGAGGTATCAAACGAAAGAGGAGTACCAGCCAATCTTCTCACAGGAACAACGAAAGAAGAGTGTGAAGCACAGGCTGAACAACTTCTCAACTGGGCTAACCCGAATAGCTATCCGAGCGTGCCGGACGGCGGTGAGCCAGTTGGCACAGCTAAGAAGTCTACACGGGATCAGTTCGCAGAACATTTCAATCAGGTTTTATAGAAAGGACTAATAAAAATGGCAGGAGTAGCAACAAACAGAACAAACATCAATCTTCCACCAGAAGTTTCTGCTGAGATTCTTGCAAAGACTCAGGACGCATCCGCAATCATGTCACTCGCAAGACAGATCGCACTTCCGGGCAGAGGAGTTTCCATCCCTGTAATCACAGGAGATCCACAGGCAGCATGGGTAGCTGAGACAGCTTCAAAGCCTGTTGCAAACCCAACACTTGAAACAAAGATCATGACACCGTACAAGCTGGCTGTAATCGTTCCGTTCTCAAATGAGTTCAGAAGAGATGCCGCCGCTCTGTATGATGAGCTTGTAAGACGTCTCCCTCTTGCACTCGCACAGAGATTCGACGCAACCGTAGTCGGCGCAGTACAGGCACCTGGCTCAGACTTTGACACATTCGCAAGCGCAACAGCACAGAACATCACAAGCCCTAACACATATTCAAGCCTTGTTGCTGCTGATACAGATATCGCAACACACGGCGGAATTATGAATGGTATCGCACTTTCCCCACAGGGCAAGGGCGTTCTTCTCGGAGCAGTAGACGACAACAAGAGGCCACTCTTCATCAATAACGTTTCTGAGGGCGCAGTTCCTATGGTCCTCGGAGCACAGACCGTTCTGAGCAAGGGCGTGTATAACGCTACAGCCCACGTTGTCGGTGTTGCAGGTGACTGGACTCAGGCTATGTACGGCACCGTTTCCGGCGTTGAGATCAGCTATTCTGAGGACGCAACACTCGACCTCGGAGAGAGCACAATCAACCTGTTCCAGCAGAATATGTTCGCAGTAAGAGCAGAAATCGAAATCGGATTCCGCGCCGATGTAAGCTGCTTCAACAGACTGACTGTAACTGCTTAATGGTCAAGATGATCAACAAGCACTTCGGCAATGAAATGCTTGTCGCGGAGAGCAGAGTAGAGGAATATCTGTCGGCTGGCCACAAGCTGGCCGACGTTCCGGCTACAAAGGAAAAGCCGAAGAGCAAGCCAAAAGCTAAAAAGACAAAGTGAGGTGA